TCAATGCTATCAACCATTTCACTTGCAAGTCTACGAATGTTCTTATCTGGGTTGCTTTTTAGATTATTTGCCAATCTACGCATTTGTTCAATATTATCAAAAGTAATGTTTCCTCGCTGAAGGATACTTTCGTATTTATTCAAAATGTTTGCAACAGGTGCGGCATTTTCTGGGATGTAATCAACGGCATCTAAACGAGCTTTTACCTTGTCAACAAGGTTTGTGGCATTTTGACCAGATATTTCAATACCCTGATCGCTAACCTTTGTATAAGCACGACTTGCTTTTTGTTGAACATCAGCCATCGTAGTGGTAGGTTGTTTACCTGCGGCAATACGACCCGCAACATCTCCCGTATATTTACCAACAGCACCAGAAACACCTAAAGAGGCAATCGTTGCGGCTAAGTCACTACCAGTTATTTCTTTGGTGATCTCTCCAACAGGTTGTGCAGCCATAGGAGCGGCAGTAGCGGCAGGAAGTTGACGAACTAAATCAGCGCCAAATATTGTTTTAGGGGCGGATGCTGCCATACCACCAGCAGAAACCAATCCTTGCATACCAGCTTGTGCCATTTTTTCAGGAGTAGTTTCAGGTTGCGGAACACCAAGTTGTGTCATGCCTTTGCTCTGTTCTTGAGACAAATAAGGCATTCTCTTTTCTGATCCAACAAGGTTTGCGCCAACATTGACTGCGCCACTTAGAAAGTCAGCAATCATATTCACAGGAGCAGATGCACCAGTAACAACAGCCCTTGTTGCCAAACCAAGTTGTCTGCGCAACATATCTCCCAAGCCTTGTTCTTTAGGCGCTTCAGAAGGTTGAGCAGTGGGTTGAGCCATAGCAGGCTCTGCACTACCTAAACTAGATTTAATTTTGGCAAGTGCGGCTTCATTTGTGAGGCCATCAGGCAACTCATACGAAACACCTTGATATTCATAAACTTTAGCCATTTTGATAGCCCTTAATCAAGTTTGATTGGATTTGAAGCAGTGCCTAATGCAGGGCCATAGTAAGGCTCAACACCTTGAGATTTACGTCTACTATCAATGCGTTTTTGAGCGTTTTCTTTAGCTTTTGCAGTAGCCTTAACAAAATCGTCAAGTGCTTGCTTGGTAACAGTTGTATCGTATTTACCAAAAGCCGCAATAAGTTCATTGGCAAAACGCAATACGTCTTTGTCTGTCTGAACGCCTTTAGCCGCATCTGTCTTTAAGTTGGTTGCCGCTTGAACAGCACGCTCTAACTCAGCAAATCTCTGGCTTTCAGGAGTAGAGTTACCTGCCGCATTCTGGGCTTGATACCTTAAATTCCTGACAGGGCCAAGTTCTAATGGAATCTTTCCAGTTTTAGGATCAGGAGTTAAAGACGCAATAGCAGGAGCTAATGAATCCTCACGAGCTTTTAAAGAATCAACCAACTCAAGTTCCTTATCTTCTTCTTTCTGTAGACCAGGAGCAAGAACTTTCGGGCCTTTTAGAGATGCCGCAAGTTGAGCCAAATCTTGTTTAGCTTGTATTTGCATTTGAGCAATCTGCAATCTTGTTGCGCCAGCTTCTTTAGCGGCCTCAATCTTTGCATCAGCCAATGTTTTAGCAGCATCAATACGAGCCTGATTAGCCGCTTGATTTGCCTCAGTTCTAGCTTGTGTAGACTCTCTTTTGCTTTGAGCTGAAGTTAAAGCCGCCAAGACCTTTTCTGGTGGCCCATATTGAGTCAAAACGCCAATAACTTGATCTTCTGTAGCGTTAGGGCCAAGTTCAGCCAATTTAGCCCGTAATTCTTCTTCTTGCTTAATACCGAGCTGAATCTTAGCCGCAGTAGCCAAAGACGCTTGTTCTGCTGCCTTACGTTGACCAACGAGAGCCATATCACTTTGTAACTTACGAGAGTAATCCATCAAAGCCATAGCGCCTTGTGTATCACCAATACTATTTAACTGTTTAGCAGCATTAGATACTGCTTGTGGATCAGATTGGTCTGTCTGACTCATAATCTGTTGACGGGCGCTAATTAGCTTCATCTGTGGGTCTTCTACACCCATCAAACCCGCAACCCCACGACCTAGTTGACCAACACTGGCTTGAAGCCCTGCACGAGCCGCATCACCAGGCGACAACTGCGCCATCTTATAGCCCTGTGCCAAGTCTTGTTGATAACGCTGTTGTTGCAACGATTCTGGCGTTACGCCAAATAATCCACCTACGATTTCAGCCATGATTCATCCTTTAATTTAAACGCCCCAAGTACCAAGAACGTCTTGATTACCATAGTAATTACCCGCACCATAACTTGTTGCAGGAGCACTCATGGCAGTTTGTGCAGGTACTCCTCCTGTTAACCATTGTGCGGCAGCCTGTCCAAACATTGAAGTAGGACTTCCAGCCGCAGTCAGCAATCCCGCATAAGGATTGTATGTAGCCGCATTGCCAGTTAGGATGTTTCCAGCCGCTTGAGTACCCAATACACCTAAACGACCTGCATTAGCGCCCGCAGTAGCCGATTGTTGACCAAGTTGAGCGCCTAGCATCAATGGTTGTTGAGCCGCAGTCTCCAAGCCTTGTACTTGTCCCAAAGCAGTCGTATAAGGAGCGTATGCTTGTGCCTGACCACCATAATAGTTAGACAGTTTTGCAGTTCCTAAATCATACAAATTACTTCCGAATAAAGTATTAGCTTGACCTGCTTGCGTGGCTTGTGAAGCCAACTGTAAGTCTTGCATTGCACGAGCGTTATACAAAGCCTGTAGCTCAGGGGTAGTAGCACCCAATGAGCCACCTTGTGCAACAGAAACGCCAGTTCTGCCTTGTTGGAAAAGTCTATTTTGCAGATTAGCCAAATCTAATTCACGATTTGGTTGTAATAATTGCATTTGCTTGTTAATGTAATCTTTTGCAGCTTCTTCTGGAGATTTTGCAATGTACTGACTACCAAGCGAATACAAATTCTGAGCCGCTGTTTGTAATGGTGCAAATTGTGCTTGTGCGCCTTCTGCTTGTTGCAAACCAGACTCAGCCAACTTTACTAAACGATCTTGAGCATTCTTAGCTTCAGGACTTAACTGATAACCCGCAGAAACCATTTGACCAGTAACAGGATCGTAGGTGTACTTAGATGTGCCATATCGAGTGGTCATTCCAACTGGTCGGAATTGAGAAGCAGTTACACCAGCTTGAGTAGCCGCATTGATGTCAGCCGCAGCCTTTTCAGCAGCCGCTTTAGACGTTTGGCTTTGCAATAAATTACCAGCAGTGCTAGTTGCACCAGAAATAACATCAGGAGTTAATAGACCTTTAACTGCCGTTGGAATCAGTGATGATGCAATGCTTGCAACAGTTGGATTTAATGCTGATACTGCCGCAGGTGTTAGAGCCGTAGCCGCAGTAGTAGCCGCAGTAGCCGCAGGAATTGTTGATGCCGCACCTGTAGCCGCAGTTGTTCCCGCAACAGTAGGAGCTACTGCACTTGTTACGGCAGGAGATAACAATCCCGTTGCACCTGCTCCACCAGTTCCATACAAAGCCGCAGACTCAGCCGCAGTCAAAGCACCTGTACCTGCTGGAATACCGCTTAAACCTGCTAAGTCAGCACCAACAGCGCCTGCTGCTGGAGAAATAGCATTACCTAACGCATCTACTAAAGCACCGCCACCAAATAGCAAACCAGCACCTGCCGCAAACTTTAGGAAATCTTTGTTGGCATTGACTTCTTGTTGAGTTCCAGTACGTTGCAGTTCACCAGTAGGCGTGTACTGTTGATAACCACCACCAACTTTGTTTTCACCAGCTTTATACGTTAAAACATTTTCTATTCCACCAACTTGCTGATCTTGACCAGAACCACTAACTTGGTTTACAGCTTGAACATAAGTGTCCCCAAGCAATACGGCTTGATTAGGAGGTAATGCAGCGCCAACACGAGCCGCAACCTGTCCTTCAGGAATGCCAAATGTTTCTGATATTTGAGAAGGACTAATACCTCTTGTCTCCATCAAAGAAACAATTTGAGCATCCGACATATTCGGATTGGCTAAAAAGATATTAAACAGCTCTTGATTAGTTACTGCCATGATTTTTCCTTACAAATTACCTGTATTTGTTGATGGGAATTCGCGTGTTATTGCGCCTGAAGCGGGGAAGATAATACGGACAGCGCCTGAAGACCCATAGCCACCAGAAGTTGAGATGTTATCTTCACCAACATCATTTCCAAGATTGTCTTTATATAAATAAGAATTGATATATCGAGAGCCACCACCACCGCCATAAGCTCCACCATCAGCAGTTCCACTTGTTGTAGCATTTGCACCATTATTTCCAGAGCTACCACCACCACCACCACCACCAACTAATGTTCCATTAACACCACCAGAGCCACTAGAGCCTGAGCCTAATATTCCAACACCACCACCTGCACCACTGCCAGGACGAATAACTAAATATTGTTCTGTTGAGCCATAAGGCCCAGAATTTGGCGGGCTATATGTTTGCAGAAGAGTTATAGAAATATCATCTTCACTAGCGCCACCACCAGCACCACCACCTGACCCTGCTGAACCATTGCTGCCAGAACCAGTAGCTCCAGCACCACCAGAACCTGAGTAACCGCCAGCACCACCACCACCATGTCCACCCGCACCACCAGACCCACCAGTTCCAGTTCCAACAGTACCGCCAGCAACAGAACCACTTAATGCGCCTTTACCACCATTTGCCTGAACCAAAATAGTTGCTGATCTAGCAAAACTTGATAAACCACCAGAAGCACCAAGATTCGCAGGACTTCCAACGCCTTCTCCTCTAGCTCCACCAGCACCAACTACAACAGTCATTGATTCGCCAGAAGTTAAAGCAATATTATTGACATAGGCTAATGCGCCGCCTCCACCAGATTCTTGATTAACAGCGCCACCTCCACCGCCTGCTCCAACGCAAACAACAGAGCAAGAAGTAACACCATTAGGAACAACCCATGTAAAAGTGCCAGCAGTGGTAAAGGCTTGTTGACCAATACCACCACTAGAACCCAATAACATTAAGCCAATTCCACTCATGATACGTTTCCTGAAACAACGCACAAAGTACCAGAAATAAACAGAATCGTAGCTACACCTGCCGCAGCCAATGTCAATGTATTCTTATCAGTGTAAAGACCCGCAATGTAAGCAGTTGTGATCGTGCAAGTGATCGTAATTGTTCCGCTTGTATTGTTAAACACAGAAACAATGTCACCTTCAGCAAATGTTGAGTTTGGAATAGTGATTGAACCACCAGAACCAACTTGCACATACTTTCCAATGTCAGCAGTCGCCAACGTATAACTTCCTGTCTTAGTGCCAACAGGAGGAACATTGCGATAACCAACTAGATTAGTGCCATCAACAGTGACTGTGTTACTGGCAATGTTGATAGTCTTGTTTGTCAGAGTCTGAGAATCAGTCGTGCCAACCGCAACACCACTAGGCGCAGTTTTAGTCGCCCAATCAGCTAGATCAGCATCATAGTTTTGCTTTGTAGCAATAGCAGTGGCAATGTTATTGAACTCAGTGTCAATCTCAGTACCTTTGACAATCTTTAAAGGATTGCCAGAAGAAAGATTATCTTTACTGGCAAAGTTAGTGGTTTTGGTGTAATCACTCATGATAGTTTCCCGTTCTTGGCTTGAATTTCAATCTTTTGAATAGACAGTTGTGAACCATTGATGTCTGATTCATAGCCAGTTTGAACAACCTTTCCTGTTCCACTAGCAGATACTTTTAATGTGTTCAAAGCAACGCCATCAGAATACTCTGCCACAACAGTAGCATTAGCACCATACTCAGCAATGTTATATTCAGATACACCTTGTACTGGAATTACAGCAGTAGCACTCTGATAGTTTGCTCTGAAATCAAACCCCCACTTAACAAATAAGTCTTGATTAGTGCCACCAATCACAACAACAGAAATCTTCTTCAGAATAGATGTTTGATTGACATTTCCAAGGTCTGCATGGTTGGTGTAATACTGCATACGATAGGCGGTGTCGTTATCGCTATAACCAGTATAGTTACCAATATATCCATTCTTACCAATATACAAATCACCGCTTCTCAATGAATACAAAGCAGTTGGTGTAATTGAGTCCCATGTTGTCACACGAGATGACCCATCTTGCAAGATCACTTTGGTATCAAAACAATATGCAGATTGATTCTGAGGCATCGTCAAAAGATAGAAGCCTTCACGCTCTGAGTAAACAGACTTAATGCTTGTCAATGTCTGTAAAGCAACATCACCCATCAAATCATTGCGAACATTCTTAGACAAATCTCTCTCAGGAGAAGACTTCTCTTGAATAGTCCTCATCAGCGATCTAACACCAGAGTTAGACAAGAAAATCACATCAGCACTCGTAGTCTGAACACTGTCTCTTGCCAAGCAACCGATACCGCCTACAGTGTCAGAAATAGACATCGTAGCGGGGGTAGTCGCACCCTGATAAACGAGAATCTGTCGTTTACCAAAGATAAATAAGAAACCATTGTGAGCAGCCAAAGCCTGAACTTCATCAGCACCATTAGGCCATACCCGTGTCGTATCTAGTGTTCCAGTAGTGCCACCAGACCACACATGACCCGCAATCAAGTCAGAAAAGCTAATGGTTACTTTATCTGTAGAACTAGAAGCAACCCACAAACGACCATAAGCAGAGATGGCGATATTTCCGCTAGGAACAGTACCAACATAGCCTGTCTTCTCAGATACTCTGCGATAAGTAGTTGTACTTACAGTTGGGTCATAAATCAATGGATCGTGACCAGTTTGGAAGAAAT